CGTTCTTGGATCTCGCTCATATTCTTTGCTTTCGGAATATGACGACCGCACCTCTGTGCGCATCGCGGCTTGCCCCACTTAAAACCGCCAGCGGTTGTAGGGTTCGCTGTACTTGTCGCTCTCTCGCGGCAAGTACTGAGGAGACCGTTCGGTCTGGTTTGAGGCTTGTTCGGATGCGCTTTTCCCTTGGGAAAGGCGAGTTACCGGACCTCAAACCTGCCGATCTTGGCAAGTATCTCCTCTTTCTTCTCTCCCCCCGGTCCAGCCGGGTCTCCGTTCCTTTCCCCCGCGTCCAGCACGGTTGGGATGATGAGGGCTTCCCTCATCTCCTGCGCCTCGGACGTCGGCAACGGTGGGAGCTGGCGCACAGCGTCAGTTCCATCAAGAAGGGTCTTCCTTCCACCGTTTGCTCCCGCCACTCCCCCCCCTCCGTCCGCTCGTCCTGGCTCGCCAGGGCCTGCGATCCCTCTCCCTCCTCTTCTTCCCTTGAATACCTTGCATTCGCACGTAAGGTGGTTCAAGAGGCCCTGCCCCTGGGTTGGGATAGTCGCTACTTTGACTTCTGTCATAGCTTCTTTCCCAAGCGATCATCCCGTTATGATCGCGGCTTCTCTTCCGAATTTTGGTCTGCTGGCTCCTACGAGTCCTTTCAGGCCCGGGTTCGGTCTGGTGGTCCCCTTCCCAAGGGGGTAGGCGGTTGGAATCTCCGTTACAAGGAGGTTCCTTCCGCTGGGAAATTGAGGCCTATGGGTATACCAACTTACCGTTGGGATACCCTGGGACCCTTGCACGAGTGCCTCTACTCGTACTTGGGAAGAAAGGATTGGTTGCTTGTGGGCCCGCCCGCAGCATCCGATATCGACAGGGTTTGTCAGTTTGACTGGCAAACTTCTATCGACCTCGTGGGGGCGTCAGACAATCTCAGATTGGATGTTGCCGACACAATCCTTAGCGCGATCCTGTCGCGTTGTGAGAAGGTTCCTGGTTCTGTGCGCCAGGACGCTGTGGATTCCCTTCGTCCTTTCGTTGGTGACTCTCAAGTCACCCACGGCCAGATGATGGGCACTTACCTTTCTTTCCCTCTCCTCTGCTTGCAGTCGTACGTGGCGGCCCGTTGGGCCACACGTGACACTCAAGCTGGAATTTTGATTAACGGAGATGACTGCCTTATCAGCAGTCCTCGTCCCGTTCTCAATAGTGATTACCCCGACTGGGCGATCATTAATGAGACCAAAACCGGTCGCTTTCGATCGGTTGCGGAAATCAATTCCACGTGTTTCCTTAGGGATTCACGGGGGAGATGGAAAGAGGTGAAGCACCTTAGGAGGGGTGGTGGTACGCGTGACCTCCAGGGTCACGTGCACCAGGCAGCTGTTTGTCGTGCTGCCGGTCCGTTGTGGGAGCGTGCCTTCGTCCTTTCGAAGCTCCGCTCGAGGTGGTGTCTACGCCCGAGTGATCTCGGGTTCGATCTCGG